ACGCCGGTCGGGGCTGTGACGGTTGGCGCGTGGGCAAGGGTCGCTGCCCCGGTCGTGTCGCGGTCCAGGCGCACGGGCGCGCCCTGCCAGGTAATGCCAGCGGTCGAGGGCACAACCACGCTAGTGCCGGGCGGGGCGCCGTGCGGGGTGACCTCGACAAGGCCGGCGGCCTGGTCGACAATGCCAGTGACCGTGCCCTGCACGGGCCCCGTGTGTGTGGCGGGTGTGCGGGCGGGCGTGAGGTCGAGCCAATCGGACAGGCTATCGGGCGTGGACAATTCCGTAAACCTCCAGATCGACGCGCATTTGCGCGTCAGAATCGGCCAGATCTATCGAGTAGCCGGTGACGGTGCCGGTCACAACCTCCTCGCCCGTTTCAACACAGATCGTGTCCCACAGCTCAATGCGGGGGTCCGACGCGAGGGCGAGGCTGCGCGTCCCACGGGCGGCGAGAGCCTTCGCCCTATAGGTCTCGGCGGCCTGCTGGACGGTGCCCTCGAGGTCGGCCATCTGCATTTCGTTGCGCTCGGTCACCACGCCGTAGACGGACGGCTGACAGGGCGCGTCGTACAGGGTCGCAATGCCGTTGTAGTGGGGGGCGTCGCCGCCGCCTTCAGGGGTTTCTCCGGTCGTGCCGACAAACCAACGGTTCGGGCGTCGCTCTGCGCTCTTGCGGGCGGCCTCAATGAGGAGATCCCGCCCCGTGTACGTCTCAGACGCGACACCCGTCGCGGGCTTCCACACGTGGAGCGCGCCGTCGGGTCGCACCGTCCAGGCAAGCCCATACGCGTCCGCGAGCTTCCCCATGGCCTCCGTACGGGACGTACCCCACTCGAAGGTCCGGGGGATAGCCTGGTCCCCGTCGTCCACGATCACCGGCAGGCCGCCCTCGTCCGGCGCGCCTGCGAGGCGCTGAAACTCACTCGACACAGTCGCGCCGCCCGGCGGGGACGACGGCCAATCCATCGGGTTTTTCTCACACCGCTGCAGGAGATCGTACGCGGTCACGCTGACGCCGCCGGTGCTAGTTTCTTCCCACGCGTCGATCTGGTAGATACCAACCGTGACGCGGGTAGTCACACCCCCGGTGGCGATCGTCTGAACCACGCGTAGCCGCTGCCCGTAGTTGTTCAGCGGGTCGGCGGGGTCGCGGGGAACCCACCCGTGCGGGGCCTCGAGGGTGAGGCGCTCGCGGGGCGTGCGATCCGTCGACGCTTCGAGCTGCGCACTGACAACGGGGATGCCCTCAGCGAGGACGCGCCCCGCAAGGACAGACGCGACGGACACGTCAATGGTGGTGGGGGCGGCGAGCGCAGCCGCGTTCGGGCCGCCCCTCACGGCATCCCCGCGTATTCGCGCAGGAGGTCCACGTAGGAGCGGCCTCGCCACTTCGAGCGTGCGTCCCATGCGCCCCATGTGACGACGGGGACGTTCCCGAGGAGGCCAGAGGCTTCGTCTAGGTCGATCTGCTTGTAGTCGAGGGTCCATTGGCGGCGGACACGGTCTCGGCGGCCCGTCCGCTGGCTGGTCGCGTGCGTGACGGCGAGGACGCGCACGGCGGGGATATCGCAGTCCTTGAGGTCGCAGGCGTCGTGCGAGTGAACAGCGATCACGGGCTGCCTGGCTTCGAGGATGCGTTCGAGGCGCGCGCTCTCCTCAGCGTAGGCCAGGAGCTCAAGCCGCCCGGTGTAGGCGGCTGCGACCCCCGCCCAGCGGATGACGGGCGTGCGGCGGGCGTTGATGTCCGTCGCGGTCGCACGCGTGTCGTATTCGCGCGCGTCGTCCCCGATGTAGGAGACGACCGCCCGCTGACGTGAATCGAGGCTGGTAACTGCGTAGCCTTCGCCGCGGCGGGTGAGCGTGAACCGCTGCGCCCCCACCGTGTAGGTCGTCGCCACGCCGGGCGGCGCGAACGGGTCGCAGAACGCCGACGCCGTGTTGGCCGTGTCGGCGGGGTTGATGAGTCGGTCCCCGTCGTACACGGCGGCGCCCGCGTCGGGGCCGTCCAGGTAGAAACAGGGCAGTCCCGTTTCTTTGTGTATCCATGCCTTGATTGCCATTATTGGACGCTCCTCACGACCTTGACGGCCTCGGTCCTTGCGAACGCTCTGGTCTGCTCGCCCGTCCAGGGGTTTGTCACGAGCGCGGTCACGTGGATGTTCGCCGCGCCCGCGCCCGTGGCGTTGCCGCCCACGCCGCCCGTCGCGTACGGCGTCGCATGGCCGGGAATGTAGGTGCCCCCGAAGATGTTGGCGATCTCCCCGAGGATCGCCTCGCTGCGCTTGCGCTTGGACTTGGCGAGCGGGATGTATCCCTCGCCGCCGGTTTCGGGCTCGGCCCACACGCGCCAGGCGCCCGCCGGGGCGATCTGCGCGACGTGGCGCTCCCGGTGGAAGCCGCCGCCCGCGTAGAAGGACAGGACCGACCCGTCGGCCTGCGCTGATGGGCCGCCGCTCTGCGAGTACTGGCCGACGATGTTCACGTACCAGGTTTGCCCGTTCCAGGCCGCCTTGATGCCTTCCATCTTGCTTGACACGTAGTCATTTGCGTTGATGTTGACATATGGGCTGTAGCCGTCGATTGCGGCCTTGATGGCGTCGAGCTTGGCGTTCGCGGCGTCGTTGTTGCCGTCGATGGTGACCGTGCCGGTAGCCGCGTCGACCTGGCCGACCGACGCGGCCAACTGTGCGATAGCCGGGTCGCTGTTCGCATCGATGGTGATCGTGCCGTCCTGATTCTTCGCATACCCGAGGGTTTCCAGAATGGTGGTGATTGCGCTGTCGTTAACGGCGTTGATCGTGATCGTGCCCCCGTTCTGAGCCTGCACGTAGGCAATAAACGCATCCACGGACGCGTTCGCCGCCTGCGTCTCAGCGGTCACGTGCGACTCGATATTCGTCGGGATCAGGTTCAGCTGATCGGCAAGGTTCGCGGCGTCCTCAGCGGACAAGCCCATGGCCTGCGCAACACTGATGAAGTTGTCGCGCGTCAACTGCATGGCGGCTTGCATATCCTCCATGGTCGCGCCGTTCTTCTCCATGGATTCGACGAGCTCCCAGCCCGATTTAGCGAGGTCGTCGAGCGCGGCCTGGTTGGCGCGGCCCGCCGCCGTCGTGATGTCGAGCGTCTGCCCGTTCTTTTCCACGGCTGCGTTCGCCGCGTCAATCGCGTCATACAGGCCACGCCAGGAACCGCGCTCCCCTAGGATGATGTCCTGTAGGGTCTTCTGAGCATCGATCAGGTCTTGCGTCGCTTTGGCCTGGTCCTCCATGGCCTTCTGGGCGCGGTTCGCTGAGGCTGCGAGCTTGTCCTGTGCCGACGCGTTAGCCACGCCCGCGCGGGCGGCCTGGTCGTTCATCTCAGCGGCCTTGCCCATGGCCGCCTGCGCCTCGTCCAGGGCTTGAGTGGCATCATGCACGTTGTCGAATGTTTCTTTGCCCCACGTGCTCAGTCCGTTGCCCCGGTAGTTCGTTTTACTGACGGTGTCCAGGAGCGCGCGCACGCGGGTGTTGGCTTCTTCGGACCCCATGGCGGCGTCGACGTAGTCGTTGATGTCGCCGCCGAGCTTCTCGTATGCGGACGCGCCTGACATGTGGCCGCCCCAGAATGTCTTGGTTTCTTCGTTCAGGCGTTTCAGGGCCGCGCTACGCGTCGCGCCGGTCGCCGCGTTCGACACCGCGTCAAGCGTGCTCGCGAACTCCTGAGCCATTGCCGTTGCGCGGGCCTGCTTCGCCTGGTAGTCGGCCAGGGCGCTTGTCAGCGCCACGATTCCGGCGGTGGCGGCGAGGCCCCACGGGCCGCCGAAAGCGCCCAGGAGGGCGTTGCCTGCGCCCTTCGCGGCGTTGCTGATACCAGACAGGGCGGGGGTTGCGGCCTGCGCGAGGGCACTGACATTCGACACACCGTTCGCGCGGGCAGTAACCCACGCGTTGCCGAAGCCGCCGATAGCGGCGCGCGCCTCAGCGAGGCCACCACTCATCGCGGAAAAACCGCTACCAATACGGGTAATAAACGGGATCGAGCCGTTCAGAGATGACAGAGCCGTGCGAATGTCGGTAATCGTCGTGAAAATCTTCATACCAGCGCCCGCCATGAGCGCCGCGGCGGCGGTGAAGGCGGCGAGGCCGAGCGCGCCTTGCTGCACGGGTGCGGGTAGGGCGCTGAACGCGTTAACGGCCTGCTCAGCAAACTGAACGAGGCTGCGCAGGAAGTCGTTCCCGCCCGACCCGCTCTTGATAAACAGCGTCTCGAAAGACCCGCCCAGCTTCGCTAAGTCACCGTTCAGGTTGTCCATGCGGGCCTCGGCGGTTTCGGCGGCGTATCCGGCGTCGTTGACCTTGTCGATCCAGTCCTGGATGCCCTGAGCGCCCTGCTCGTACAGGATCGAGGCCGACCGGATAGCGTCGTCGCCGAACATCGTTTTGAGGGCCGCCTGGCGGTCCTCGGCGGTCAGCTTGGACAGGCTGTCGTGGAGCTGCCCAGCGTAGTTGGCCAGGCCGACGAATTGCCCCTGCGCGTCATACGCGCTGATCCCGAGCTCTTCCATGACCTTCGCGGCCTGCTTGGACTGTGGGTTCATGCGCAGGAGCATCGTCTTAAACGAGGTGCCCGCGTCGGAACCGACGTTACCGGCGGCGGCGAACGCGGCGAGGGCGCCCGTGGTTTCCTCGATGCTGAGGCCAGTCTGTGAGGCGACGAGGCCCGACTGCTTGAGGGCCGCGCCCAGGTCGGACACGTCGCCCATGGCCTTACCTGCACCGGCGGCGAGGAGGTCGGCGACGTGGCCAACGTCCGAACCCGAGAGCTTGAACTGGGTGAGGGCGATTGATGCGATTCCGGCGGCGTCGGCGACCCCCATGCCGCCGGCGGCGGCCAGGTCGAGCGACCCCTTCAGGCCACCGTTCAGGATGTCAGCGGTCGAAACACCGGCCTTCGCCAGCTCCTCGATAGCGGCGGCGGCTTCGGACGCGCTGAACGCCGTGTCCGCGCCCGCCTGAATCGCGGCCTCTCTGAGCTGGTCCATGTTTTCGGCGGACTCGTGCGTGGCCGCCTGAACGTTGCTCATGGCCTGATCGAAGTCCGCGAAGGACTTGACGACGTATCCGGCGGCGGCGGCCGCGGCGATACCGTAGCCGACCATGGCGGTCGACGCGGTGTCCCAGGCGGCGCGCTGCAGCTGCGCGGACTGCGCGAGTCGGCCCATGGTGGTCTCGGCGACCTTGCCTGTCGGGTCCCCCTTGGCGGCGAGCTGGTCAAGGCTCGTCGCCGCGCTCTTGATCTGCCTGTTGAAATCTGCGACGTTCGCGCGAAGCGTGACCTTAATTGACCGCTCAGTCATGGGTATTTGCCTTCCTGCGCGCTGTCGCGCCGCTATGTGACGGGGCGCCCCGCCCGGCGGTTAGTCCTCGGTGCCGGTGAAAACCACCGTCGGGACCATGCCGGGCGCGGGGCCCTGCTTGTGTTTCTTGCGCCACAAATCGAGGGCAATTTGAGCGTTGTCCTGACGCTCTTCCACCTCGAAATAGCCCTCGTAATCGCCCTCCGTGAGGCGCTTGGGATAGCCGTAGGAGCCGACGCGCGTGTCCTCGTACATGTCGAGCGCGCCCGCGAGGGTGCTATCCAGCTCCCCCCATCCGTCGCCGGGCACGCCCAGGAACTCGGTCGGGCGGCGGCCCCACTTTTTCGCGCTTCGGAGCGCCCGAACCAGCCACGTGCCCGATGGCCGGTCCAGGCACTCCGTCACGAAGGGACCGAGATGCGCGGCGCCTGCGTGTTGACGGTGGCGACGGCCTGCACGAGGGCCACGACCTGCGGTTCGATGCGGTCGCGCAGGGTGGCGAGCATGTCCACGGTGAGGCCCT